TTAATTACGTTATAACACGTGTTCCCTAATTAGACACTGTCTAACACAGCTAGACAGTGTCTAATTCTAGTACTCTTTTAAGAGTATAGGTTGGGCCCAACACAGTGGCGAGCTCTTCGAAAACACCCGCGGCGTAACGCTCGCTTGCGTCGCTAGGGCTCCTCAGCGGCTACGCCGCGATCGTCTTCGACGATTCGTCTACTCGAGTGTAGCATACGGGACCAAAGTCACCGCAACAAACACTGCCACCACAACAAACACAACAGGGACTAAACGTTGCAATCACAAGGAACTCCCTGACACAACCCCTTGCCGTAAGGGCAGAAAGTGTGACGACACACACCAACATTGTAGTGACACAAACGGGTGTTTTCACCCTAGAAACCCAGTTGCCAGCAAACAACCCACATGCGTAGAAAGATGAACGGGAGGTGAACAAAGTGAACAGAAGGTTAACGGAAACTGTGAAAGATCGGCGCTCAGGTGAACGGCACCCCATCACACACCGCCCTTCAATCATTGAGACGCACTGAGGCCCCACTCCCTTGTTGAGAGCGGGGCCTCGGCGTCCTCGGACCAGTCAGGTCAGTAGGGCCAGGTGAAACGGTATAGCAGAGCGTGCGAGTCGGTGTCCACCTCCTCGTCGACGACGGGGACAGTGGCGACCTCGAGGATGGCGTTGGCAAGGTAGGCGTCCATGGCGAGGCGGGCGAGGCGAGACCAAATGTCAGCGTCGGCAATCGCGTACTCGTAGGCATCGTCCCATCCATCGGGGACGTCCAGCGGCTCAATGGAGTCGACGCCGCAGTCGTCCCCCGTCGCGTAGAGGGTCCAGGGTTCGCCGGTGCGAGGAGCATGGATCCGGTAGATGGCGCCGTACTCAATGGTCTCGAGGGCCGGGTCCTCACTGCGGTGGATGGTGGTGTTCATTTTCTCTTTCCTTCCTGATCGGTTGGGCTGTTCTGTTGGTGTGAGAATACCCCTGGGGCTTGGCTAACACAAGCCCCAGGGGGAGTGTTCTCTGTCGCATTGTGTGGGAGGGTGGGACGTGTGGCTCAGAGGTATCCATGCCCCTGGGGTGACACGGATGGGGCGGCAGTGCAAGTCCATAGGCGCAGAGTCCACTGAGGCGCATCTCACACACGTTGAGGGTTGACAGCACCACCCCCCGCCCTTCTACAGTAGACACGTCACCGAAGGTCGGTGCATGAAGAAAGAGAGGACGCGCGCAAAGTGGACAACATGCTGAACGAGGGAATGCTCATCCGATACATGGACGTACGTAGGGCCACGAAGCCGTCAGGTGACTCCCCGGCCCGGCTCGCAATTATGATTGAGCACATGGACGGCACGAACTACATGGTGAGTGTTGCCGACATAAGAGAGACGCCCGAATATTTTACGGCACTCCTTGCCACTGTTGGACGCGGCGCTGGCATGATGTTCCGGGCTCTCGACATTCTCCGTAGTATCGGATACATGGATGTGCACCCCGTTGCATTGTTGGGCAGGCAGATCGTTTTCGGTCTGGACCGTGTCACGCTTGAGCTCGAAATTCTTGAGAACAGTGACGGTGAGATCAATTGCGGTATTAGTGTTGCCGGCGTGAATGTGGAGAATGTTGAGGAGATTGGTGGCGTGCTGGAGGAGAATGGTATTGACGTCATCTAAGACAGTGTGACGGACGTCAACAATGACATGTCGGCGGGACTGGCATCGTATACTCCGTTTCGTGATTGCACGGACGGAGGATACGGTCATATGTGCCTCCATTGCCCGTCCGCCTTTCACGGTGTTCCGGGGTGGCGGGGCTGACGCGTCGAGAACCAACACCCCAGAGTGTGACGGACATCTCGCCCGAGTGGGGTGGATGGGCTACCTGTCAGGGCCTTAGAGTTAAGCCCATCGGGAGCAAGGCAGCACCCGATGGGACGGGGTGGACACCCTGCACCACGACCAAAACCAACCATGGAGAAAGAAGGGACATCATGACTATGAGGCATGCGGCACCGAGGCGCACCAACGCCGCGACCCGGCGCCTTTTGAAGCGGAGCAGCGAAATCATCATCGCCGCCATCATCTACCTGACCGCATCGTGCTTCGCTGTGATCGGGACGCTCGGTGTCGCGGCGGCCATCTGGTCCCTGTGGGGGATGCTGGGGGTGCGGTAACCCCCCGCAATTCCGACAACACAACACGAAAGAAGAGAGAGGGCACACCGTGTTTTACGCCGCGCATTTCACCATTGACGTTACGAATTGGTCGCGGGGTATTCGGGTGGACGGCACAATGCAGATAATGGACAGGGAGGACGTTCTTCTGTCCGATCGCCTTGTACCCGTCTATCTTCAGGAGTTTCCGGACGACCGCTTTTCCGCCAATGAGGCGCTGGCTTCCATGGTGGGTACGGCGAAGGTCTATGATCGTATTCTCACCCTGGCCGACGAGCACGGTCTCCATGTTGACGGGGACGAGTTTTCTACTCTGACAGTGTCGTCTGGTGGGTCGACGATTGGCGCCATGATGGCTGCTATGAGCCGGCGCGGTGCCGAGCTGGACGTTGGCCCGTTTGCTGGGGAGGACGCGTCGAAGAAGCCTATTTGGGACCACTTCATGGATGATCTTACTCATGATCCTGTTGTTTCGCATTCCCGCACTCCCGTTGAGGATGTTATTGGGTGGAGGCCGGCGAAGCCGCTCACACATTCAACGCGGTTCCACATTTACACGGCACCGATGGGCGAGATGACTTTCGTTTCCGGTGAGGTCGCGTTGACTGTGGACAATATTGAAACTCTTGGCTGGGAGACCAATGTTGGCGTGGTCCGTACTGAGAATATTGCGGACAAGGTTCAGGAAATGTTCGACCGTCTCGTTGTGGGCGCCTCAGTTATGGATGGTCTTACTTCGGCGGCGGCCGCTTGTGGTATCACTCTTGCAATGGTGGAGGATTCTCTTATGGTCGCCTATTTCAACGGTGAGATTATTGGGCAGATTGCTGTGGGCGCGGGTGAGAGTGGTGTTGAGCTTGCCCCCGGTAGGTTGGATTCTCCTGACCGTTCGGACGCCGTGGAGGAGGCGTGGGGTTGGTTCTGTGATCGAATCCGGGAGATTCCCGACAGTGTGATCGTCTGACACCTACCGCAATTCTGAGAAAGAGAGGAAATCATGGTTTGGTTTGAATATGACGGCCCCAACGATGAGGGGGTGACCGATCCGGATACTGAAATGGCATTCATTCGGGAGAATATGCCGCCCGTGACGTCCTATCATCATGATGATGATGGTTTTACCGTCGTGATCTGGGATACTAAGGTCGGTGTTATTGAAACGTACGTGTTTGATAGTGGTAGGCCGACGGTCTGGTATTTCAGTGCGAAGACGAAGGTGGCGGATGCTTGGTGGCAGAAAACTGTCACTGCCGGTGAGAATACTCGTGTTGCGGCCAGGTGGATTCGCAAACGCATTAAGCAGTATGAGGTAAAAGAGGAGAGCGCCCGCCTAGTGGACGATTTCATTCTTTGTTTGGAGGAAATGCGGGGCAGCGATGAGTGCTCAACGGAGTGGGAGTGTGCCCGGTCTGACGCCAGAGACAGGCTGATGGATCTGTGTGACCTAGTGGGCGTGTCGGCGGAGGAGTTGATCGGCTTCGACATTTAACCCCTACGCCCTTTCAACAGTAGATAGTAGTATCCGTCACATATTGGGAAGAGAGAAGCATTACTATGGCTACAGTTTTCGAAACGGTTCTCGCTCAGGCGGTCCGTGAGTGGAATGATGACGGGCGCCTCCACGAGTTCAACGTGCATGCGCCTGCCCGCAAGATCTACGATGGCGGCATCATCACTATTGGCAGTACCTGTCGCATTGTGGTCGCTGGCGACACGGTGCGGGCAAGGTCTGCCAAGTGGAAGAGTTCCAATATTTCTCCGGAGAGTGTTGGTGAGTTCGTCCACCGCGCTTTGGTTGTCGCGGCGAACCGTGGTAAGGGTGCCGGCAATGAGTGATTACAGTATCGATAGGGCAGTGTTCGCTTTCCTTGCTAGTTGTGTTGGTGATTTCGCCCAGTGGCCTCAGTGTTCGATAACCGTTTTGCATGGCAACAATGAAGGCGGCCGTCTTTTCGGGGTCCTGTTCAAGGCGACGGCCATGAATCCCGTCGTTAGGACCGTCTTCATGATTGTTGTTACGAAAGACGAGAGATGGTGGGTTCGTGTCGTTCAGCTGTCGAATCATGTCATTTTGGATGGGCGCGACGCCGACCGGAACACCATCGTCGATGCTGTGAATCGCTTCACAGAACTGGCCGGCATGGTGGGGGAGCGAGAATCGTGATTGACGATGAGCTGCGTCCGGTCGTGACCGAATTCGTTGCGGGAATGCTCAATGACCCGCATTGTGAATCCATCCTGTTAGACGTTAGGGAGGATGCCAGGATGGACATTGATCTGCCGGTCCTCTACTTGGACGTAATCGGGAAACGATACTGGTGCACTCTCAATATTGTGGAGGGCGAGTATTCGGTGAGCATTCAAGATCGCGGTACGAATAAAACAATAACAACGGTAGAGAGAGGAGCGGGGGCATGGGAGCTTCAGGAGCTGTTTGCCGAAATCAAGACAAAACTGTGGGAGGACAAATGATCAAGCTATTCGATTGGGAATTTCTGAAGCATGTCATTGAGGTGTGCAAGAATTACGCCAGTACGGGCGGGAATGATTCGCTCGGCCTGGAAGTGAGCGCCCGGAACAACAGTATTCACGTTGTGGTCGCGTCGCCCTGGTGTAGGTTTGTTTTCGAGGCGGATACTGTGCGCGGTTACAAGGCGACGATTTTCGAACAGACGAATCGTTACTGGGGCCCCATATTCGACGTCGGCTACACTTTCGGCGGCGACGAGATTATTGACGCTTTCAGTATTTTTCTTGCCCACGTGGAGGTGGAGAACAATTGAGTGTTGAGAAGATTGCGGATTACGAGTTCCAGTCCCCGACGGGGAAAGTGCACTGTGATTGGTTCGCGGACAGGGTTATTGATTATTTGCAGTCCAGGTCGCCGGAGACTCCGTCTCGTTTCCTGTGGACGACTTTCTTGACGATGGTGTCCGCCCCGTTGTCTGCGAGGACTCATTTGTCTGCGAACGCGCAGAGTATGGTGCCGTTGACCTTGTATTCGCATTGTCTTGGGGCGTCCACCCTGTCTAGGAAGACTACTGCTCAGTCTTTGGTGCGTAGTTTTTTTGAGGATTGTGTGGGCGCGTTTCACTGGGATTCGTCAGCGTCTTTGGCGGCCGTGCAGGAGGTGGATTCGGCGCTTCACATGCTGTTCCGTCGTCTGGAATCCCTGGAAAGGAAGAGTGGCCGTATTGATATTGACGAGTACCGGACGGAGCGGGACGATATTAATAATCGTATTGCCGAGTTCGAGGCTGATCGTAAAGATTTGCTGAATAGTATCGGTAATAGTCCGTGCGAGCGTTCTCTGATGGCGAATGTTCTGTTCGGGTCGAATGTGACGGCCGAAGGTCTGAATTTGCGGATGGCGCAGCGGCCGGGCGGGGCGTCTATCATGTTCGTAGACGAACTGCAGAACATGTATTCCGCATCACAGGGGGAGGGGTATCGTAGCGGGCTCATAGGATTCCTGACCGACGTCTACTCGGGTAGGACGGTTGAGTCTGTGCGTGTCGGTGACGATGGTGTCAGGCGTGCGGATAGTGAGAGGGTTCCTCATTCTCTTGCTTTCTGCGGCACCGGTATTCTCGGCGACGTAGTTGATAGCATGTCACAATCCTTGTTCGAGACAGGGTGGGGCCCGCGCATTCTTTTCGCCTTGGATGAAGAGGATCGTCAGTCTGATCCTTCGTCTTTCGGATGGGTCACCAACAATACTCTGAGCACGCATGATGGTGATGGTTTTGTTGAGCACGCTTCTGAACGTATTTCGACAATGCTGGGTATGATGCAGCATGAATTCCGTGGCACTGTCACTTGTGCCACCGAGTTTTGGCCCGTCAATACGCCAATGACTATGACCGTTACCGAGTCTGCCCGGAATGTTTGGGTAGAAACAATGCAAGCCTGGGGCCGGGAGGCGGCCCGCGAGTCGCCTTTCCAGCGGGCAGTACAGGCGGTCATTGACCGTATGGGGAATCATATTATGCGCGTGGCCGCTATTCTGTCTCTTTTCGAGCAGCAGATGAGCGTGTCATCGTCCGCGGTGAGGAAAGCTTTCAGCCTGGCCTCCGATTTCTGGCTGCCCGACGCGTTGAAAATGGTCGACTATGTTTTTGTTCCGGATTTGACGCGTATGGTGGATGATTTCAGTAGTAATCCGCCGACTGAGACGCGCCTTTATCAAGTGCTAGAGGCGAAGAATCTGTCCCCGCGGAGCGTCGAGGAGTATCGGCAGTATATTCTTCGACGCGGCGTGAAATTCCGGACGGAAGGCGCCATTGTGGATAATGATCTCGTGGAGGCGATTTTGCGAGATCAGATAGCGGAACCTTCGTACGGTGGGTGATGTTTTCGGGGTGCGTTTCCCTGTGATGGTAGCGGGCAGTGTTCGCTCCATCACAGGGTGGCGTGCCACTGACGTAAACCTCAACGATTTCGCTGCTCTGTGTGAGGCGCCCTCGAAATGCGAGAAATATGATGCTCCTGCTTTTTTCGCCGGCATTCTTTCGGGGGGCAGGCGACAGAAGAGAAATTTCGTGTCCCGGTCCGCTATCGTTCTAGACGCGGACCACGGGTCACGGAAAGACTTTGTCGGGGACCGCATGCGGACGGCGAATCTCGCCGGTATTGTTTGGGAGACGGCATCGTCATCCTTCCCTTCACCGCGATTTCGTGTCGTCCTGCCGTGCACTCGCAGCATGACCGCGGGGGAGTGTGAGGCGATCGGCCGGACGTGCTTCAGTGTGCTGAGGCCCGTGGCCCAGTGGGACGGGTCGTGTGCAGAGGCGTCGCGAGCTTTTTTCCTGCCGTCGCATCGTCTTGGTTTGAGGGTGCGTCATTGGCTTATTGACGGCGCTCGTTTGAATGTTGATAAATGGTTGGGGAATATCGGGTACGAGGAGAAGGACGATGGTGATGTTTCTTCGGCGTCTGTGCCCGATGGCGGCTATAGTGGTGTGATCGGGGAGTTCAATTCAAAATACGGGTTTAATGATCTTGTCGGTTTGTTCGGTTGGCCGTATGAGCCTGTGGGGAGGCGTTGGCGGTATACGCGTGGCGGTAACACGGCCCCAGGTGTGACGATGCTGGACAGCGGTCTGGTTTTCTCGCATCATGTGGATGATCCGCTTGCGGACGGGAGGGCGCACACTGTCTTCGATTGTATGCGGGTGCTGGAGTGCGGCGGTGATGTGGGCGTGGCTGTGGGTAGGGCGCTGTCTCTCCTTCATCTGGAGATGTGAGTCAGGTCATGTTCGCGTGGGTTGACGAGGGCGTGCACGGTCTGCCTATACTAGAGCCGTCACCGAGGAACGGTGGCACTGACACAGAGAGAAGAGAGAAAATCATGAACATGAGCGTCCGTCGCAGCACTCGGAACGACGTCGTTGAGTTCGACATCATCCCCACGCTGGACAATGTGGACGACTACGACGTCCCCATGATCGCCGATGATGTGATCGGGCAGTATTTCTCCGCCACTGGCACTCCCTACTATGTGGTGGACGTTGACGAGGACGCCTACTGGGACGCCGTGCAGCGTCACGCCATCGCCCACTGACCACACACGACGAACCCCGTCCCATTGTTCGGTGGGGCGGGGTTCGTTGTATAGAAAAGAGGAAAACAAGTGACACTACTAGTGTTCATGCTCATCGTTTGCCTACTAGTGATTGTTTGGACGAATTTCAATGATTAACATTCGGCCCACTGGGGCGCAGGAAAGAGAAATCAACCGCACCGTCACCGCGATTCGAGACGGCGGCGGCGCGTTGCTTGCTTGGGAACCCGGGTGCGGGAAAACATACGGCGCCATCTGGACCACACAGAAACTCGGCGCCGACAAGCGGATCATCATTGTGTGCCCGAAGCGCGTCATCTCGTCATGGCAGACCAGTATCAAGACCATCACCGGCCGGGAAGCGAGGGTGCTGTCTCGCACTACTAAGGCGGGGCGCGCCAACATTGAAAACATGCTGGCCGGCGAGTGTGGTTGGTGGGTTATTAATTTCGAGCTATTGGTTTCTCTGGGGAAGGCGGTAGAGGCGAAGAAATGGCCGAATGTTTCTTTCTCAAGGAAATCGTTCGACATGGTGGTCGTGGATGAGGTTCACCGTATCGCGAATCACCGCACCCAGTCGTTCCGTGCAGTGAAAGCATTGAAGTCAACGCATCGTCTTGGCCTGTCGGGCACGCCTGCCGGCAATAAGCCTGTCAACATTTACGGTGTCCTCAAGTTTTTGAATTCGGATAGTGTTGATCGTAGTTTCTACCGGTTCGCGGATGAGTTTTTTGTCTCCCAGTTCAATCCTTTTGCGGCGTCCCCGTATGCCAGGATTTACGGCGGCGAAAAGAAACCTGGCGCTCTCCGTGATTCTGTGGGTGACAATTGGTCGGCGATGCGGGGCAGTGAGGTTTTCGGTGAGCTTCCCCCCGTGAATGTTCAACGCGTCGTCTGTGGGATGCGGCGTGAACAGAGGCGAATGTATCGGGAGTTCGTGGATCATCGTTTTGCGATTATGGATGGTGGGGCCAGCGTTGCCTCTTCCGCCGCTGTTCTAGACGGGAGGCTCAGGCAGATCACTCTCGGGCCGCTGAGAATCGTGGACGATAGTGTCGAGTTCGAGGAGCGAGGATCCTCGAAGATCGACGCCACCCTCGACATTCTGTCCGATCTGCCACAGGATGAGAGGGTTATTCTGTGGTGTCACTCGCGTAAATTCATGGCGCCGTTGCGGAAACGGTTGGCCGATGCCGGCTATCAGAGCGTTGAATTGTCTAGTGATTATCGTGATGAGTGGCGACAGTTTTTGGGGCCGGATGGGCCGAGGATTCTTTGTGCTGTTATTGCGGCTGCTGCTGAAGGGATTGATGGTCTGCAGAGTGTTTGCAGTACTGAGGTTTGGTTGAGTGAGGATAATAGTGTGATTTTGAATTTGCAGGCGTCTGCTCGTTTGAATCGTAAGGGGCAAACAAAACGGGTGAATCGTTTTCTTCTGCAGTGTGAGAATACTGTTGACGTGACGGCCGTGGAGCCCAGGCTGGCGGCAGGGTATGAGCGTCTACGTGAGAGCGACCTCATATGAAATGTGATAGACGCCACGCCCACGTGGATTGCGCACACCACCACCACGCACGTATGGTAGATGCCATGAAGACAGAAACACACAGCGGCCAGAACATTCACCTAGTGCAACGCCGCATGACAGGCACTATCAGAAACATTCTCGTATCCGACGACAGTGAACTGGTCGGCAGGAATTTCCTGACCGTCACCCCAGTGGACGACGGACACTCAGACATTAATGTCATCCATGTCACGGCGGACAACATTAACATTGTGTGCAGCATGGCCACCAATAACAATCTCGACATTTACGAACTCATTGCGACGGAAGAGTGAAAAACATTATGCGCATCACACAGAGCACCACGATCGACGAAATCGCCGGCCGCACCATTATTCTGAAATGGCCCACGAGGTTCGGTGTCAAGACGATGCGGCTGCACGTACCCAACATTCGATCGGAGAACATCTGGCGGATCCAATGCTACGCGGCCGTCATTTCCGCGGCGATCGAGGAGCGGGCCGACCTCACAGCAACCATTATCGAATAACACGTCACCAATCAATATCCGAGGAAGAGAGAGTAAAAACAGTAATGGGCGTCTACCTAGTATGGGAATCGTCACAGAAAGGCGACTACCGGGTCTACTCAAATCTCGAACAAGCCGCAATGCGGGCCGAAGAGCTGGGGGGCACCGTCCACGAAATCATGCCAGCCGGCGACGCAAGACTATTCTTCATTGAAGACATTGCAAGCGGGGACATTGAGGTTCACCGTGATGTTAGGCTCGCCGCCATCGCCGCAATTCAGGAGGGAGAGAAATTTGAATTTGAGCCCGGCCGCCGCAATAGCGGTCAGTAATGTTTTCGCCCCAACCGAACGCGACAAACAAACACGCATCGGCGTGAGCGAGATCGGGGACGATTGCGAACGATGTATTGCAGACAAACTCCTCGGAATCCCGCACTACACGGAAAATACGGGCACACCACTGGCGCCGTTCCTGGGCACCGCATTTCATGCTTTCGCGGAATCACGCACAAAAAACGAACCGAATGTTCTAGTGGAGCAGAGAGTAGAGGTATGCGATCTTGAAGACTATGGGCGTATTTCTGGGAGCGTGGATCGTTTCGATATTGCGGCGGCGACGGCCCTAGACTGGAAGCTGCTCTCACGGAAAAAGATTTCCGTGTTCAGGAAGAGTATTAAATGGGACAATGCCCTACCGCGATTCGCCAATACGGCGGCAGGAAGTCAATTTCGTAAATACTACATTCAAATCATGCTCTACGGATACGGTCTCACGCAGCTCGGACACGAGGTAGCCCACTGTTCTATTGTTGCTCTACCAAGGGACTGCAGCGTGGAGGTCGTGCCGGACAGCATTTGTGAGTTCTCTTTCCCGTGGCGGCAGGACGTTGCGCTCGCGGCCATAGAGAGACTCAAAAACATTTGGAAGAGAGCAAGGTCACATGACGGCAGGGTTGACAGTATCAAATCGTCTCCTCTATGTTGGTACTGCTCTCATGAGCACCACACAGAGGCATTCAAAAACTACAATATGAACGGTTAGGAGGTGAAACATATCATGACTTTCGAGGACACTCTTGCCCGTCTCGGAATGACGGTCGTGAACCCCGAGCGGAATAATCATTTCAACATGCTCATTCATGGCGTGAGTGGCGTCGGCAAAACATCGCTTGCAGCCACAGCGTCACAGGTGGACGACATGTCGCCCGTCCTGTACGTTGATTTCGAATCCGGCACGCTCCCGGTACGGGATTGGGGAAATCTGCAGAACATCACTGTCGTGCATTGTGACAAGTGGGTTGATTGCGCCAATCTTTGCGACAATATTGCACGCAATCTCGCAGAATTCCCCTACAAGACTGTTGTGTTCGACACGTTGGATAAGTGCCAGGAACTTATCCTGTCCCATTATGAGGCCGTGTCGAATGACACGTGGACGAAATGGCGGGCAGTGTATGACTCCCTGTTGAAGGCGATCAGCGTATTCCTGGACGCCCCCGACATTTCATTCATTGCCATCACGCATTCCGCACGTGAAAGCAATGAAGTCACTGGGGAAACGTTCATCGCCCCATCTTTTGAGGGACAGAAGTCTGGGCAGCGCATCCCCGCCTTGTTCAATTTCGTGGGTTACATGGAGTGGGCGAACGTAGATGGTGGGGATGGTGAGGAAATCACCGTGCCAGTCCTATACACTCGCAAACCGAACGTTGTGACAAAGCAACAGACGCGCGGATTTCCGCCAGCAATGGGGAATCCCAGCATGACCAAGATTCACAATTACATCACTAGCCACTAACCAAAACACATAGGAAGAGAGAAACTATTATGGCTAAGATCACCGTTACCGCTGACCGTGGCGTCTCCGCTGAGACTCTCGCTATCGCCGCCGACGCAATCCGTGAGGCGCTCCGTAGCGAGCCCACCACTAGCGAGAACTGACACCCGCAATTCTCTTACCACCATCTCATAGGAGCACAATAATTATGGCAACTGGCTTCAACTTCGGCACCGACCTTTCATCCCTGGAAGTCGCCACCGGCGGAGGCAACTTCGAACCGCCCAAGCCCGGAAAGCACTCCGCATTCATCACTAAGGCCGAAATGACCACCTCCAAGAGCGGCAGGCCGATGCTTGTCACCGATTGGATGATCGACGGCGACGACGAGGACGCCGGAAAGGCACTCACCGACCGCACAGTTTTCACAATCAACAAGAATGGGAAGACTTACATTCACTTCAATATCCCGAAGTATTTCAGCGCTGCCGCCCTGTGGCCGGCCGACGCCAGGGAGAGGGCCGATCTTCTCTCACCGCAGAAGATCGACACAACCGTGAAGCGCGTGTGCGAGAATCTGGAAGGCGCCCACGCAACATTGGTGACACGAATGAGCAAGCCCAGGCCTCGTCTTGACGATTACGGTCGCCCCGCATACGAGCAGGACGAAAACGGTATCACGATCCTCGGCGAGGATGGCGCCCCGAAGCCCGCTTTCTGGCCTTCTAGGGCAGAGATTTCTTCCATTGATTTCGAGGCCAAAAGTAATACTGCGACCGCATCGCCGGTAGTTTTCTGACACGCACGGTCGCATGATTCGAATAGTGGGGGCAGCAATACTGTTGCCCCCACTATTCGGCCAAATAAGAGAAAATACGAATGATGCAACCGTCATACAAGCTGTACAGGCTAGCCGCTAACAGATTGGAGCGGCTTCAAACGAGTGTACCCAGTGGGGAGTTCCTTTTTCCTTCCGTAGATGCTGCCCTGGAATGGTGCTTCACCTACCTGGAGGTTCCCGAGGACAAGAAATGGCGTTTCGTGCGCCCTGACATTACTAAGCCGATCGCTCCGTGCAACCTTGACGTAGCATTGGATCATACGCCGGATATGCCGTATTTGCGCTACCATCGCAAAGCAAATGAGACGCTCATGCCGAGCCGTTCCTACAACGACATTCGCCTCAATATTTGGGCGTGGCGAGAGGAGAACGGTGTAGATAATTTCGAGTTCGACGGCATGATGTCAGCTATCGAATGGTGCTATAACGAATTCAACCCATCGGTTGTGTTCGAATGGGAGTTCGCAACCGAGAACGGAGTATTTCGCCCTGGTGAAATCTCTATCATACGCACCAAGACAAGAAAGAAAGGTCGCAACCGTCGCATTCTTCATCCGGTCAAGCCGGTAAACAAAGACTTGACCGGGGAGGAGCCTGAAATGGTGGGACGTCGTTTTCGGCAGTGGAAGGTTACGTCCCCTGAGTACAGGTTCATGAGTGATCACCATAAGTACTTTCATATGCGTTGCGTGAATTGTGGGGAGGAAAGGTGGATTCGCGTTTCGCGTTTCAGTGGCGGCGAACCTGTAAATTGCCCGTGCACTAGCTCATCGCTTCGCATGTACAAAGAACTACCGAAATGGCTCATACCTTCACTCATGCGACGCATTTACGATCTGAAACGGTACATTCCGAAGGAAGACTTCCATTTCGATTCCCCGCAGGATTGTGCAATATGGTGCTATAAGAATCTGCCTTTCCCGGACGACCCGGATACGCCGTGGACTCTGAAGAAGGGGCGCGGCAAGCCGATGACGCCGGACACGCTATGGCTCAAGGTAGACGGAGTGTGTTCGGACACGGTGAAAAATATTGCCACCGTGAACAAGTCGCGGCGAAGCCTACGAAATAAGAGGGGGGGGGAGAAAAGGCATGATGCAACGGGTGATGGCCGTTGACCCCGGCAAGTCAACAGGAATCGTCGTCGGAGACTTCCACGACAACCACGAATTCTCAATCATCCACGTTCAACAATTCAAGTACGAGCATTGGACGGCCAGCGTTTACGACATTCTGACCACACGAAACGAATTCGCCCCAGACATTGTCGTATGTGAACAGTTCGATCTCCGGCCTGGCAACAATTTTCTCGCAGACCTAACCCCAGTAAAAATCAACTCCGTGCTGGAATGGGGGATCGGGGATATCGTATGGCAGACTCCCGCAATGGCAAAAACAACCATGCCCGACCACGTTTTGAAGTCTCTCGATTTTTGGCCCACAGGAGCTAGTGTGGGCCAGCCCGATGCGGACGACGCACGTGATGCGGGGCGTCATCTTTTCCTGTGGGCAGTCACTAAACGCCACGACGAGGCTGTGATTGCCCGCATCGTCGGAAGCGACGTGGAATGACGGTGAATGTTTCACGTGAAACACGCGCCTTGTGTTTCACGTGAAACATTACTGCCCCCTACTGAACAGACGGTAGGGGGCAGTAATGTTTTGTGAATGACGGAGGTCAGGCGACCTTGTCCTCAGTAGCCTCACCCTCACCGGCGGCGTGATGGCCAGCGGCCGCGCCAGGGCGAGTGTGATACGTAGCCAGCGCCAGAGTCAGAGCACCAACAATCTGGGTAACGGCGTCAGCATACCGAGACGCCTGATCCGCAGAAATAACATTGAAAGCGGCGAAAACACCGAGAACGGCGGCGAGCAAAGCGTAAAGCGCCTTGCGGACCTCAGGAGTAAACATATTTATAAATCACCTCATGGAATCCGGAATTTGAGGCTCAGTAGGGATTGAGTCCTCTTTATCAGATGGTATCAGAATTTTCAGGGACCGGCCCCAATCGAGAACAGTGTGCGCGAAAGAGACAACCTCCCACCATTTCACTTCAGCTCGACGGCGGCCATCTTCCGCCAGATCCGCAGCTCTTTCGGCCGCCGCAAGACTGGCCTCCAGGGCAGTCACTCTCTCAGAAAGAGACCGGACAGTAATGTCCAGGATTGAGATCTGTTCCTGGTCTCTTGCATTTTTGCGTTGCGTTATGTTCGAGAAAATTGTGCCAGTAAGGGCAGCCAAAGCCACTATGGCGGCGTCTGAGAGAACATCGTTCAGAAAATTGAGCATCGTATATCCAATGTCCTCTTTACCACATTGTTTTGTACGGGGGCTGCAATGGGTATTATACAACATTCCCCGCCTAGTATCGTCATTGCTAGGCGGGGAATGTTATGTTTTAGTTACTTTCTATGGAAGCCAGGGTAGTAGCCGACAGTCCGCATGAACCGGACGGTACGCACACTGGCCCAAAGAACGAGTGCGCCAACGCACCACAAAGAATCGCGAGTCACATTCATAGTGTCGTTGGTGAAATCTTCATACACCATGAGCGCCGTGTTTGCTGTCACCATGACGGCCGCAAAAATAGTAGCAACATAAAGCGACTTAGTCACCCTAAATTTTCACTTTCATTTGATGGATTGTATACCATCGCCCTCACGCCGATTCCTAGAGCATGTCAGGTTAATGCGTGTAGGGAAACGTGAGGACGATAGTATTCTCTTGTTGCACCGTCGGAACGCGTAGGAAAATATTTGTGTATTAACCAATAAGCGGTACAAGAAGAGTATAACACACACATAAAACACGATCCCCGGGAGCAATCAATCACTGACTACTCCCGGGGATAGCGATCACCCCTACGGCACCGGGGGTTACGAGGGGGGGGGAGGGAAGAGAGTGAAGCCCCCCCCCTCGTACGTTGCCTCCATCATGGCACGACACTCAGCATAATGCTAACCAAACATGCCACGATGAAACACCAACATGTCGTGTCAGGAATTCTGCTCCGGAGCCGGAGCGGGAGACTCCGGAGTCGGAGACTCTGCGACACCATCATGCGCCTGCAAAGACGACGGCGTCGACACGGCCTTACGAATCTCGTTCACGGCACCATAAATCGCGCCCGCCTCACGAACATTCTCCTGACCAGGAGTAACAGAATGCAGAATCTGATCCACGGACGCGTGAATGGACTTAACCTCCTCATAGGTGGCCTTGGCGTACCAATTCATGTCACCCGCGAAATGGTCCCCCGCCTTTCCACTACGGAAAAGATCACGAATCTCCCTGAGCAGATCAACGCCCTCGCTCATATCCCAAAATTCCTCTCCGGCGCCCCCAGACGGGCGACCATAATCATACCAAGACTTGCAACGATTACTGAAAAGAATCCCATAAGACTCATACGCGTCATACGGATTCCCTGAATTATACCGCGACCCAACACGCTTCAAGGCCTCATAAGAATCGCCTTCGGCGTTGATAAGATCACGAAGAATACGGCAGCCGACCTCGGCCGACTTTTCCGGCATCCACCATTCACGATCCGGGTCCTGCAGGAAATAGCCCGAATACGTGATCTGCAGCGGACCAACGCCGTTCGAGGTTTCGCCGTCTCGAATTGCCGCGAGGAATTCGCGGAAATTCTCTTCGGTTACTTCCTCGCCATGCGGGCCGGCACCCCCGGCGTCGTGTCCGTAAATGTTTGCGCCGCGCTCGCCGGTTTCCATCCACAGGCACGCCAGGGCGGCCCACCACGGGCAATTCTCCGCGTCGGCGGCCCTGAGAACGGCCTCCTGAATTGAAGAAAGGCGGTATGAGCCGGCGGACTCGTGCCCGTTATCGGCGTCTGTCCGCTTTCCGAAACGGATGCATGTGGACCACGAGGCCGCGACAGTCATCGGGTGACTACTGTACCGGACTACGTGAGTCTCATAGCCCGTCTGGTCTCCCATCTGCCCTTCCGCGATTTCACCATTTTCGTTAATCCACGCCTCGGCGAGGAGCGGGTCGCCCGCGTTGAATGAGCCGTCATCTTCGCGCACGCACATTGCGACATGTCCACCGTCTCCGGTAGTTTTCAGGACCATGTCGCCGACATGGAATCCGCCCGACGGCGTGGACCCGTACCAGGTGTCCCCGATGTCCATGAAACCGCGATTCGCGGCCAGGGAATTCAGGGTTTCGGTCCATGTTTCGCCGGTCCGCGGGAACATGATCGGATCGTCCCAGCCGGTTCCCCAAACATTATGGAATGCAATATTGTAGGCGCCCGCCACACCGCTACTGCAATCCATGTCACCGGGACCAGTCTTCCAGCCGGCATCATTGGAATTCCAGTAACAGGTCCACCGGTTATCCTGGGCATACCCGGTTCCCCCGTAGTCGCCTGTGGTGCACCAATATTTCATTTCCGACGCAGCATATTCTGTGACGGAATCTGCCAATTTTGCACCGCCTTTCATAAAGGTTTTCGGTGGCTTTAATTTTATCATGAGTAGTTGAAGGTGCCTTTAGCGTATATAGGTACGTGCGCGCGCATACCACACACGCCCAGTGTTTGTCAATACTCCACACAACATTGCTTTTGTGGGATTGGTCACCACCGCGTAGGGTTGACCCATGGCGCACGGGGGAGCATGATTGAGTCATCGGCGGGGAGGACAAGCCACCCAGCCGGGGGGATAGAGAGGACAAGATAATGACCACCACCATTGAGAGCATCACCACCGACACCGACATCGCCTACGCCGTCGGCACCGCCGCCGACGCCTGGGGTGACACGGACTACTGGGTTAACGAGACCGGCGAGACCATCGGCCTCAAGCGAAGCACCACCGACGGCGGGCGGGCGCTCGGACTCCACGTGTGCGATGACGTCGTCTCCTGGGGGCTCTGGCAGTATGACGCCGATGGATTCACTATCGTCCACGACGGACTCTCCGCTCTGACCGATGACACCATCGCCTATCTGGCCGATTTGTGGCTGAAGAACTGACACACACATAACGGTGGTGGCCCATTATGGACGATGGGCCACCACCACCCACCACCATCACACACATATTTGAGAAGAGGATTACTATGGCACGCCATCGCACCGGATACGGATCATGCAAGACCACTGGGGGAGCAGTATTCACCAACCTGAAGGGCACCAAGATTCACTTCCCTGCAAAAGGATACGAGAAGGGTGAGAACGAATTCCGAGGCATCCCTATTGAGCGAGTGGTCGCTGTCGCGATTCTCACTGGGGCCGACCTCGTGCAGGCCATTCCCATTCAGCGGCCTGCCCTTGTCGGAAACGTTCGCAATGTTTTCACCCCCGAACACGCCCACGGTTCCTTCCTCGTGGTCTGCACTGAAGGGAACGTTTACAGAATTTTCGATATCAGCGAGGAGGAACTCGGGAACGCTCGCAATCTGATCAATGATTTGCGCGGGCTTCTCGGTAAGCAGATCGAGTGGGTCAAATCATGAAATACCCCGCCATTCACCGTATGGACGGACGCGAAGAGGAGGTCCGTCGCAAGACGATCGAGTTTCAGGAGCACAAGAAGAATAGGGCGAAGAGAATCAAGAACACACGCCACACTAAGCGCACAAATTTCAATTACAGTGATGGTTGGACCAACCGTCTCATGGCAGAACTGAACGGAAAGTGAGGAAACTATTATGTCTACTTTTTCGAGTGCCCCGTCGGCGCCCACTCCCGCACCGCCTCCGCCGCCATCGGCGACTAGTGCGCCTACGCCGCCTCCCCCGCCTCGGCCTGCTCCGGCGCCTCCCGCATTGTCTGTGCCGCTCAGTGTGATGGCGCCTCCGCGCCCCACGAATCGTTTCATGGCATGGCTCCGCAAGCCGCGGTCCACGGGTGAGGGTATGGCAATGGGTGCAGTCGCCCTCATCGTCGGTGCTATCGGACTGTCTCTGGCGTGGCGTGCTTTTTGGTGGCTCCAAGTATTCTTCGCATACTTTGCCACGGTCGGCACTCTTGGCAACTGAAATAGAGAGAAACGACTATGGACAAGGTGTTTTTGAAGCCAGTCTGGCTGTACTTGCCTGACGGTAGTAAAGAGAGAATCATAGCACAAACCGGCGACGACAAGGGGATTGGCTTCGGTTCCGTTCAGGCCGGTGTAGAGCGGAAACACTATTTCAAATACAACGACTATTCGATCACCCAGACAAAGAGGGGAGATTATGTGGTGTCCCCTGTAGATGATGGGTGTGAGAGGATTTACTACCCGAGTGGCAGGTACGAGTATGTTTCGAAGGTAGTCTCGCATGAGGGGTTCTGGGAGGTACACGCCCGCCGCAATTCTTTCGGTGAATGGCGAGTGGACTGTTGGAGCCGGCGCTACGTTTATCTGGAGCGGAAGTATGATGGTTGGCGTTGGCGGCGTGTCGGCCCTTATTGGGTTTATAAAGACTATGAGGTGAAATTCGCGGGCAGACAAGCTCGCATCCATGTCTCCGATGATTATGAAGCGCCCATCAAGAGGGCGAGTAGGTATTTCACTGGCGAATGGTGCATTTGGTATGAGACCGAAGATGGTAGAGAAGGATTCTTGTCTTTCGACGAGCGGCGCTATGAGTTGACCCTCAATGATAATGTTCTCCGCATTGCGATGAAGGATGATGACTATTTCGAGGATGATGTACACGAGAATGTCGTGTCTCACCCGTCACACTATGTGACCCTCGATCCCGAGCCCATCACTTTCATTCGCGACAAAGACTATCTGACCGGTAGCGCCCTGAAATATATCTTCAGAGCCGGCCACAAGGATGGTGCCGACGATAATGTTGACATGGGAAAGGCGGCGTGGTATCTTCGTGAACTCATCGCCGAACAGGGCAGCCAGACGGTGATCGCGATTCTACGAAACGTCTACTGGGACACTATCGACAGGCAGCTCGCCCCAGAGGATCGCGCCAGAGAAATTCGAGACCGGCTCACAGACTTCATGTCTGCCATTTCACATGATCACCTCAGCAACTACATTCCGGAAGCGTGAGTATTGTGGAGAATATTGTTGATATTGCTTTCGTTGATTTGATGAAATGCGGTGAACTATGGGGTGCTGCTGCGTTTATGCATGCCACCGACTGCAACTTCACCATCAGGAGTTATTCGATCGATCCGCCCGGCGCGATTCGTGCGCTTATGCGTACCGTGCAACATGTTCAGGGAGTAGCACTTGCCTTGCGTTCATGGCGGGAAGGAAAGATCACTTTCACTAGGTGCACATATTCGGATGAGATAGGCGGGTATGTACTCACTTATAGTGATTCATTGGACGATGGTGCGTACGTCTGCGCGATCGTACTGTCGGAGCGCAGCGAAGACACGGTAGGAATCATCCCGGGAGAGAAGCCTGCACTTGCCCTTGAAGCCAAAGCAATTCTGCGCGATAAAGGTTACACGGTCCATATGGTTGAGGAAAATGAAGACGGAGGTCTACCGCTATGGCTACGCTGAGTGATTTCACTCTCCGACGCAGAATTGATTTGGGCGAACTCATCTCCGATTGGCGCAAACCGCTGTCTATTCAACCAGCATCAGTGGAAGTGCGACTTGACGAGAACATTATCGCCTACCGTCATGGTGACGAGAACGTCACCATCGGTGAGAATGGTTACGAGCTGCTGCCGGGCGAGTTTATTCTCGCGTCCACCCAGGAGAAAGTCAGCGTGCCAGCCGACCTCGTAGCTAGGGTGGAAGGTAAGTCATCGTGGGCGCGGCGTGGAATTCTCGTGCACGTGTCTGCGGGATACATTGACCCGGGATTCCAGGGAAACGTGACCCTGGAGATCGCTAACCTGCATTCCAGCAAGTCCGCTATTCTTCATCCGGGGGATAGGATTGCGCAGATTGCTTTCGAGGACTTGGACAGGCCAGCCAGCATGCCGTACGGCACCAATGGGTTGGGTTCGCATTATCAGGGGCAGACTAGTGTCACGCCGTCCGCTCGAGAGGTAGACTAATGAGCAAGATTGATCGCCAGGAAATCGCGCTGGCTATTGCTAGGGAATTGCAGGACATGCTCCCGTCACCCCGCATTTCTGACCGCACGGGGGTTACTGTCATTGACTCCTCGGCGGGGAAAATCGAGGTCACCGATAATGGTGTTTTCGTGAAGACTAGGCGCGGCGTGTCAGTGGGATGGACTCACAAGGAATCCGATGGCCCCCAGCATTCTGCGATGCGCTGTAGCATACTTTTGCGGAGCGTCTCATGACAGCAAATAATCCAATGCTGGAGATTGAACACGAGATTAGCCTCGTACAGTTGTGGCTTCCGAAGCCCGACGAGTGCGATATTGACGAAGCGCACATGGCCGCTCGTCTGCAGTGGCACAACCAGTATAAGGGCGTTGGAATTGACGTCACCGTAGAAAACAGCGACGACGGTGCTGTCAGTAAATGGGTTGTCTGGGGCTGGCCATTGAACGTTGTGGGCGTTTACCATGAAACAAGCGGCGAGAACACGTCCGATCTTGCGCGCCGTCTAGCACGACAGTGGACTACCGTAGAGTGTGACACAATCGCCGCTCGCCAATTCCGAGAGATCAACAACGCGATTCACTTAATCTTGAACTCTCCGTCGATCGACGTTCAGGACGATGCGCGTTCCGATCTCATGGGCGTCCTAGACGATATCGCTCGCGAACACGGAGGAGACTACCAACGCTTGGGACTATAGTCTCTTGCGCCAGATACGAAAACATTCCCCCCTCACCGCAGAAATCGTGGTGAGGGGGGAATGTTTCACGTGAAACATTCAGGCGCCCGGCTGTGGCGATGGGGCCACCTTCGCCTCCAACTCGGCAACACGCTCAGCCAAACCGAGGTAGCCACCATGCCAAGCGATCACACGCTCCATGATCCAATCCGACGGAGGATTCTGATAAGGGTTCTTCTCAGGAACCCACTGGCCGCCCTCACCCTGCACCAGCTCACCGTCGGTCACATACAAATGTGACACGCCGAACGACGCGGCGCGATCAATTACCTGTCGGAAATTCTCTTTCGTAACCCCGTGAATGACGTGCCACCACTTGGTGGACGGCTGGGCGCGCATCACATCGTTCGCGATTGGGTTATTGGGGTCATCCGTCAAGTACTTGGTGGCAGTATTCTCGAAACTCATGCACACGTCGAAATCGAGGGCGCACACGGCCTCAGTAATATTACTGCCAGGGTTGATTGCGATTGTGAAATTCTTGCCGTAGGTGCGTCGAATTTCGCCGATGAGGTCGCCGTACCATCCGACTCGTCCGGACTGTGCGCCCCAGCCGTTGATTACCTCGTCCAAGAATACGCCCTGGAAAAGACCATCATACTGAGAGCGCAAGTTGGCGCACAGTTGCATAATGTATTCGCGCGTGAACTTGTCCGGGTCCGGCACACCGTTCCGAGCAGCATCATCCTTGGCGAGCGATGCTACACCGTAGCGGGTAGGAATGTACCAGAGAATTCTCTTTGCTCCGGCCGCTTGGGCGCGCTGCGCCTGAGTGAGAAAGTCGTTGTCTTTGGCGGACCAATCGCCAGTGGAGCGATTCATGATCACGTAGCCGAGAGCATTCCCGTAAGCCAATGTCTTGGCCCACTTCGATACTTTTCCGGCCTGGCCCTCGTTGTAGAAATCGGGCCAGAAGTACGTGACCGGGGAGTAGTAGTGTCCGCCGACCGCGAAAGGCGAGATCGAGGAGAACAGCGGGGCGACCAGCTTGTCAATGCCGGCCTTAGTGTACCCAGTAATGTTTGCCATTGTGTTTTCTCACTCTCCGTAGGTCCAGGTAAGACCATCGTCACTAACAGTGATCTTGCCGCCATTGCCCTGGCCGCCGCCACCGCCGGGATTGCCAGGATCAGGGGTAGTGCCGCCATTCCATGCCGACAGGGAAGTCACCTGCACGTCACCGGAGGCGGGCAGCTCTGCCCCGCGCACTTCACGCGCCCACACACCGGCGACATTCAAAACAATCGCCCACCGTCCGCCATGGCTGGCGTCTACCTCCACCTCGATCCTGCCCTTGTCGTCAGCATCGCCACGCACCGGAGCCGGCACGGTAGTAATATTGTCAGACGTGTACACGGTTTCGGGACGGACGCTCATTGTTGCGTTGACTGTCTTGCCGGCCGCATTCACAACCGTCGCTATGACCTTAGTCATACTATTTATCACCTATTTCTAATAGTGAACTACATTTATCGATTACAGGTCAACGCGAGTCGCACCAAGGGTAGCCACCGTAAACACGGTCCCCGGGAAAACGCCGCCATCATAATGCCAGTACGGGTCAGCACCATAACTACCCGCCGTAGTGTAAGCGACTCTGTGCGAGCCGGCCTCTACGGAAAGGCGCCACTGCATATGATGCGTCATAAACGTGCGATTGTATTGAATCTCGGTCTGCCAAATACCCCTGTTGTCGAGCTTGAAACCGAAGAAATACGAGCCGACCGCCTTATCCTTCTCCTCCTCGGAATGATAGTCCTCGTGCGCAATGCTCACGCACACGTCAAGCGAGAACTCCATGAGGCTCTTAATAGGTAGGGTAACGATACCGTCACCCCACGTGTAAGTGGCATGATCAGAGGTTGAGCGCCCGCGGCCGTTTGTATTATCACGATGCCGATAGAGTACGCCGCTAAAACTGTTAGCTGGGTTAATGTTGAATGACCCGTCGCCGCCCTTGGAGCCGTCGGCCGTGTACAGAATATCGTCAATGATGAAAACGGCGGGGCGCGCCTTAGATACTGCCCCGGACGGTGCAGCCGCCAACATGACCCGTGCCGCGGCCACGGACGCCGCTGGCATAACCCTACCGGCGGAATCATCATAAGCGTCCCAGGCCTCAATGAGATTATCGTCTACTGTGGGGACGACACCGCCGGTCCACCTAGTGTTAGGCATATTGTTTTCTCCTAAAAATATTGTTACACAATCTTCAGTAGGTGAGCCAGCTAACCGTCATCTCGCCCCAATCCATAATTGTACCCTCGTCAATATTCTGATACGTATAAAGCGCGATCCGATCCCCGACGTTCAAACGCCTGACGCCGGTCACCTGCAGCGCGGTCCACAAACCATGGTTCAACGCAGCATACATGTAAACGCCGCGCTCAACATCATTGGGGCGGGCAACCCTTGTGCCACCAACATATCCCGCCCACGATGACCTGTACCATGTTGTTCCGTCTAAACGGTAGAGCCCGCTCTGCGGAATAATAATTTCAACACCATCTACCTGCATCCCGCCACGAACAATCTTCTCCTGCGACCCGACCGGAACCTCCGTCCAATCATCTTTTTTAGTCCACAAATGGGCATTGTTTGTTGCCATGTGGGCGAAAGGCGGCTCCGTGAAAGTACGCCACGACGAGGAATGAGGTGCAGGCGACCCGGGCGGGTCATAAGACACGCCATTCGTGTCCATGATAAGCTCGCCGCCCTGGCGGTCGGTGATCTGTATTTTCGCGACACCCTCGTCGTCACGGAAAATATGCAGGCCGGAGGAGCGGCTCATTTTCCATGACACGTACATGGAATAAATTATTCCGAGCGTCATTCCTGGAGTGAAAACGTCGTTCGTGCGGGCACTAATATAAAAAGGCGTGTCCGTGTCTTGGATCCACGCGCCGTCGGGGAGCGTGAAATCGAATCTTATCTTCTGCCCGGCCGTCGCTTGCTCGTCAACAGCAATGATTCTATTCTTGCCAATGTTGATTGTGAGAATCGCGCGGCCGTTCCACGACGGGGTGAAAAGAATATATCCCTCGACCTTGCCGACACCCTCACCGGCGATACCGTATGTTTTTGGTTTCGCAACAGCAATGTCATAGATTGCCATCTGTGCGCCATCGTTACGATTAGGGCGATCCCTGTCCGTCAGAACGAATCGCGTGCCACCCTCGAGCTCATCCACGGTCGCGATTTTAGGAGACCAAATAGACTCCCAGAACCCGTACTCGCTGCCGAGCCCGAATCGAATATTCTTCTCGCCCGACGTCGGCTCCGTGTCAACGAGCGAAAGTTCACCACCGATAAGTCTGTTACCGATGAGATCGCCGGTAACTTTTGCCGCATTGAATGTGGCGTTTCCGGCGGTCAGCATTTCCGTAGTGACAGACGCGAACGCCGCGATTTTCGCCCAGAGTTCCCCGGACGCGTAAATGTTGCGTGCGGACACGGAACCGTCGGCGAGCGAAACGTTCCCCACGGACGAGGGTACGAGGATGCTGCCGGCGACCATCGTCCTGGTCACCCACTGTGTGCCATCCCAAATACGCACATCGGTAATGTGGCCCGCATTGTCGGTGACATACCAAATCAACCCTATGACAGGATTCTCGGGCGCGGTCTGGGCTACTACGGGCGGCCGGTTAGCTTCCGCAATCTGAACAGCTTTCTCAGCGTCTTTCGCCGCCTTATTCGCAGCACCTTCGGCCTTGTTGGCTCGGTCTCGAATCGCGTCGGCCTCTTTGAAAGCGCGCTCGGCATCCTTCGCGGCCTGGCTGAGAATTTTGCCAGTGTGCCCAAGATTCTCAACCTTCGCTCCGGAAGGCGGCTCAGCAATAGGATCACTGATCTTGACTACACGGCCAGACGAGTCAATGATGACGAGTACGCGGGCACCTATCCACGTGGCAATCCCATCGGATTCGCCAACCGCATGAGATGTCGGATTGCTGTAGGGGATTCCTACCTCTACCCAGCCGGACGGGAGCGTACTGTCGGTGGCGGAAGTGCCGGTGATTTTCCCGTACGTCCACGATACTGAGGATTGCTGAACAATAACATTGTTATTGTTGCGGCCGCCGCCGTTTCGCGGCGCCGTATCAAGCAACAGCGACGGTCTGACCATGATGCCCCGTTTATTCTCCCAGTACCTCTATGTCTACCCTCATTGTAGCGGACGGATCAGACAACGGAAGACTGTAAGCCGTGACACGGCCTGCGATATGCTCACCCTGCTCAGTAATCGCACCGACAATATCCCCAACCTCAATACGGGCGTCCGGAATAATCGTCAAAGATCGAGAAGAGCGGGAGGAAATGTCTTGAATCATGTACGTGTCTGCGGCCTCGGATACTTCTCTCGCCGAGCTGGCGGCGCTGAATTCTTTGTGCGAAGTAACCCAGCCGTAGCCGGCCGGCTCGTATGGCGGGTCAGTGATTTCTCGTTCCGCGGTCCAGCGCTCCTCTTGCTCCCCCTGAGCTTTCTGTTGTTTACTGCCGGTAACATACCAACGATTCGGGCGACGGCCGCCTGACCTCGGGGCGCGCGGAGCCTCCAAAAGAAAACCCGACTCGTACGTATAAATCTCGTCAGGCACCGTTTTGTCACGGAGCTTGAAAATATGCAACATTCCGTCAGCGCCGCTACGAATACCGCAGCCTCGCGATTCGACGAGTTTATAGATTGATTCGATTCGCGAGTTTCCCCATTGCGTGGTGCGGGGGATGGGCGCATCCCAGACGTCATCTTCCAACTTTACTCGCACATATTCCGCGAGCTCGTTGGCTTCGGAGAGTAGGGTGGCGCCAGCGGCAGGGGAGGACGGCCACGGCCTAGGATTATCGGCAAGAATCTGCGTCAAATCCTTGCAGGAAACGTTAACTTTTTCTTTCGACACGGACCATTCCATGTTGACGAATTCGCCGAGCGGAATCTCCCAGTAGTCGCCGCGCCGATTCTCATAGAGCGCGGTCACCATGGAACGCTGCCCGAAATTATTGAGCGCGTCCAACGGCCATTCCGGGACCCAAGACATTGGGCAAGAATAAGACAGGGCGCCCGGAACCTGGCGATTCGTCGAGGACCACTCGACTTTCACCTCGGAGGCGGGAATTCCCGTTTTGAGGACTTCGCCGCCTCGAATGATATCGATTCTTGCGCCAATGCTAAGGCCGTCTGAAAGAGCGGCCAGCGTGGGGCCGTTTCTCATGGCATTCCCGCAATCATTTTGCAAATCTCAATGTACGTGCGCGCCTTCCATGCCTTGTCGACTTCACGCCATTCACCCCAGGTGACACATGGTGCTGCCCCCCAGCCGGCGTGAGGGCCAACAAGCATTGGCGAGTCCTCAGGGAGCTCATGCCATTTAACGTTCCACCGGATAATGCCGTCTCCTGTGATCCTGGCACTGTCGACCTTGTCTACGGTGATGAATCGTGATGGGAGAACGTCGGCGGGGGCGCCGGGCGTAAGAATAAGCGGCTCGCGCTTCTGCAAGATTTCCCAAACATTGTTAACGTGTGATGGGTCGTCTAGGACGAATTGGCCGCCTCCGGTGCGAGCTACTTCCAGCATCGGCCACCTGGCGATGAGTGAGTTATATCTCGAAATTGGGGAGGACCATTCTCTTTTATCCTGGGCCTCCTCCCAGATGAGCCCGGGCACGGTGCGGCCGTTGAGGCCGCTCACCATGCCGCGCCACCACTCTACCTCGGGGCGAGTCAGCGTGACCGAGGAGTCGCCCTGAGTGTATTTTATTGTGGTGCCCGGAACGGCGTATGCGTCTGAGAGGATCATTGTCACCGGCTCGGTGAGCTTGGGGCCCTCGAGTTCGCGAATCATTTTCGCCCTACCGGTGAGTGGTCTTTTGTCGCGGGCCATCCCAGGGACGGCGAAAAGGCGGTCGCCCGCGTATACGGGTTCCTTGCCTGTGGCCATTATTGACGGCAGCCCAGTGTGTGTAGCAATCCATCCCGTAATAGGCATTATTATATGCTTTCCGTCATAATGGTTTTATCGGTTCATTCGGTCATAGTCTACTATGGCCGATGTTGCCTCTACTTGCATGCGGCCGACAAGATCGTTGTCCACGTCTCGAATTTCGAGCACGTCAGGGCCGAGTGCACGATTCTCCAAAAGACTAATGAGCTTGTCCATTTTCTCCCACTGGGCGGACGTGAAAACGGGCTCCGGACGGCCAGTCTTATTCTCGATCGTTGAGAGGCCGGGCTGCAGGAATCCACCATTGTCGTAGCGAAGATTCCCCGCAGACGGCCCACCGTAAATCGGGACCTCACGCACCGGGATACCGAAAGTCGGCGCCTCAACCATCATCCCGTTACCGGAGGCGATAGCAACGTGGTGGGCCGGGTAACCCCAGAACAGAAGCGTACCGGGAACCATCGGATTACCGGGGGACGACATTGCCTGATATCCGGCCGCCGTGAGACGCGGCACATGAATGCCCATAGCGTTGAGTGCCCAGTAGACGAGACCAGAACAGTCGAGACCGCCGCCCGGGGAGACGCCGCCCCAAACATACGGTGTGCCGATAGCCCGTCGCGCCGTGTTTACGAGGTCGCCCGCGGCGGCACCAATAGCGCCGATTCCGCCACCGAATCCGCTGACCACGGGCATGTGATCTTTAATCCAGTCGCCGAGCGCGTCAATGGTTTTGTCCACGCCAGCTTTTCCGGCATCGAAGAACGGTTTTGCTCCGTCACCGCCCCATGAATCGAGAAGCTTGTGAACCGGGGCTTTAATAACAGTTTCGACGGCTCCGATTGGGTCGGAGAAGATCGAGGATACCGCGTCAGCGGCGCCGGTGATCCAATTAAGGGCAGCGGACGCGCCTTTTTCTACCGTCGATTTGACAGGATCCCAAATACCGCCCGGAGCGAATGCGGCATACCCCGCATCACCACCGGGAATCCTGTCCCCATGCGCGGCAGCCCTGTTCATGGCATTCACCATAGCCGGCCCACCAACGGCCTTCACCCATTCTGGCCGCATGATTGCTTCTCCACCGGAAAGCGCGAGCCGGCCACCACCATCGGGTGACACGAAATGGTAAATGTCGCGGCCCGGAGAGTATCCAGGCAGGACACCACCTGACGCGTACCCGCCAATCGTAGGAGCCTCAGGAAGACGAAGATCGAGGGAGAGTTTCTCCATCATCCCGTTAACAAGTTTCCGCAACCCATTATTGTAGACGGTGCCGATAACGAAGTTAACGGGCTTGGCGGCGGCTTCCTTGACCTTGTCCCACGCCGTCCTAACGCCGTCTTTCATTGTGTTGGCGGCGGCTACGACCCTGTCCCAGGCGCTTGTAATTGCGGGGACGAGCGTGTTAGCAATCCAATCTTTAACGATTTGGATTTCGCCTTTCAGAATGTTCCACGCGGAGACGACCATGTTTTTCAGCCAGCTGGTCCACGAAACAACGGTGTTCCAGGCGGCGCTGATCGTGGTGGCTGCGCCTTGAATTACGGCGACTCCCATAGTGACCGCGGCGATGATGGACGCGAATACGAACGCGATGATTCCGCCCAGAATTTTCGCGCCCGTAGAGATTATTTCCCAGGCCACGCTAATAACGGGTGCGGCGTAGGTTTGAATCCAATTCACTACCGGCTGCATAACAGCCCAAATACCGTTCCATGTCGCCGACAGGGAGCCCCACATAATAGACGCAGTGTCTTTAATCGCATTAAAGGCACCGACCACCCACGGCCATGCAATATTGTAGATCCAATCAACGACAGGTTGAATGGTGGCCCAGATGCCGTTCCATGCCGCTGATATGGTGCCCCAAAGAGCGGAGGCGGTGTCTTTGATTGTGTTGAACGTATCGACGACCCAGGGCCATGCCGTGTAGTAAATCCACTCGACCACGGGCTGCATAGCGGCCTGAATAGAGGTCCATGCGGCCTGAACCGTACCCCAAAGATTGGAGGCAGCGTCCTTGATTGTGTTGAACGTATCTACCACCCAAGGCCACGCCGTGTAGTAGATCCATTCAACTACCGGCTGCATAGCCGTCTGAATCGCAGCCCATGCGACCTGAATATTAGACCACATGTTAGCGGCCGTGTCTTTAATCGCATTGAACGCGCCCACAACCCACGGCCAGACTGTGTTGTAAATCCAATCCGCAACGGGCTGAATTGCGGTTTGAATCGCGGTCCATGCGATCTGAATATCGGCCCACATCATACTGGCGGTGTCTTTAATCGCGTTGAACGCGCCGACCACCATGGGCCAAATGTCATTGTAGATTTGTGTGGCGACGGGCATAATTGCCGCCCAGATAGCGTCCCACGCCCATTGAATCGTGGACCAGAGCGCGCTCACACCCCAACTAATGGCATCCCATGCCGTGGTGAGGTACAGGGCGGCGACGTTGACGATCCAGTCGACGACGGGTCGAATTATGTCGCTGATCCCTTGCCATGCTGCGACCATTCCGTTCCAGACGATCATTGCGCCCGCGGAAATGCCGTCCCAGGCGGCCTGCAGGTTGGGCCATGCGGTATTTACAATCCAATCGACGACGGCTTGAATGACGGGCTGTATTCCTTGCCAGGCGCCGACGATTCCGTTCCATACCCATTGGGCGCCGGCGACGATTCCATCCCATGCCGCCTGGAGTGCGGGCCATGCTGTGCCGACGATCCAATCAATGACCGCCTGAATGACGGGCTGCATTCCTTGCCATACGGATACCATGACGCCCCACATCCACTGGGCGCCTGCCACGATCCCGTCCCAGGCGACTTGCATGAGAGGCCACACGTTAGCGGCGAACCAATCAGCGACAGCGCCGGCTGCCGTTTTGATTGCTTCCCAACAGGAAATGACGACGTTGCGGAATGTTTCAGAGTTCTGCCATGCCACAATGATGGCCGCGACCAGTGCTGCGATAGCGATCACAACAAGGCCGATTGGGTTGGCGTCCATTGCCGCGTTGAATGCCCACTGCGCCGCAGTTGAGGCGATTGTTGCCGTCTTGTGGAGGACCATCATTGCCGTGGCCCTACCCCAAGCGACTGCCTGCATCGTGATTTGCGTTGTAGCTCGTGCGATATTTGACAGGAATTCGCCGGCGTACATGAGGTTGAGCTGCGCGGTCTCTACCACGTCCTTGACTTTCGCCACGGTCATTGCGTTAATGGCCGTAGTGACACGCCCCGCGACACCGGCCACGCCTTCCATGTCATTCAACCATTGTTGCATTGAGGACATGACCATGACAGCTTTCCACGCCGTAAACGCAGCCGCAATACTGTAAACCGCCACTTTACTATTGAGAATAGCGACGGTCAAGCTTTCCATGAATTGAACGAGGCTACTGTTCGCGATGGTGCTGAGAGCAGTAGCGATGCCGGGGACGAGTGTCCCGACAATGAATTTGCCGAGCTCGACGAAACTGTTGCGTACGTTGGTGATGTATGAGATGATTCCGGAGTCTTTGTCGAATCCGAAAATCGTCCCCGTGAAATCACCGGACATCAGCAGATCTTTAAGATTCTTCAGCGACGGGACGAGTGTTTTGTTGATCCATTCCCCTGCGGCGGCAGCGGCATCACGCATGCGGAAAAGGAAATCAACGAAGCTTGAATCTTCCTCGAACGAGAAGATCGGGCCCGTGAAATCACCCTTGCGGATAACGTTGAAAGCATTCGTGATACTGGGGATGAATGAATTGCTGACCCAGTTGAATACTTTTTCGAACCCTTTGCTCATGGCGTCAAGGGACGCGGTGATCCACGGGAGCGCTTTTTCGGCGATTTCCTGCGCCCCGGTCACGAGGGTGGCTTTGAAATTCCCCCAAGCGCCCTCGAGAGTTTTGGTGGATGTAGCGGCCTCAATGGCCACGTCCTCCATACCGAGGTCGAGGATTGCTTGGTTGAATTCCTCGGCGGTGATCTCGCCTTTCTCCATGGCTTCCCGGAAATTGCCGGTGTAGGCGCCATTCTTTTTCATGGCTTCCTGCAATTTACCGGACGCGCCAGGAATGGCGTCGGAAAGCTGGTTCCAGTTCTCGGTGGTGAGTTTTCCGGCGCCCGCGGTCTGCGTCATGACGAGGCCGACCGTTTTGAACGTCTGCGCGTTTCCGCCCGCAACGGCGTTCAGGTTACCGGCGGCCTCGGCGAGCTTATCGTAGCCTTTGACACCGTTGGATGCAAGCTGCGCGGTGATTGATTGAATATCGTCGAGCTCATAAATCGTACGATCCGCGTAGGAGCGCGTGCTTTTTGTGAGCGCGTTGATTTCGTCCGCACTTTTACCGGCGAATGCGAGCGTTTGCTTGAATTTGATTGTGGCGTCGGCCGCATTGAATGCCTCTTTTGCGACGCCGCCGAATGCTACGGCGATGCCGCCGATGGCGAGCCCGCCGAGCGCAGCCCCGGCGACTTTCGCTACCGATTTGAACGCACCACCCAGACCGGATGTGATCTTTCTTTCGGCCGGCCCAGTGTCAACGTTACCGATTTCGCTATTGATACTTCGGGCGAGGCCTCGCACGGACGGGCTGATCTGAATCCATGCGGTACCGAGATCATATCCGGCCATTGATACCTCTCCGAAAATCATGTGTAGCGAAAATGGTTCACGCCAATCAAACCGTTTCGTGTTTGTCTTGGCGTGAACCATTTTACACTATCCGATAGAAACGCGGGTTCAGCTGCCGTATCGGGCAAGCCATTTCTCGCCCTTGGCTTTTTGTGCTTTAGCGTGTTTGCTCGACACTCTGGGGTTGCCGGTTTCCCGGTATCCTTCAGCCGGCGGTTTCGGCGCCTCGGGCCATTTATCTTTCTTGACGCCGTTGACGGCGAGTAGCGTGGTCTGTATATTGTGTGCTGACATTATTGTGGCGGCTACTTCGTCGGACCAGTATCTGTCTCCGCCTCGCGCCCTATCGAACGTTGACCCGGGCGGGAGGCCGCCGATGAGTGCCATTACCCGCCTGGGGGTTATTCTGCCTCGATATAGATCGAGAAGATCGGTGTTGTAGTATCGTTGCAGGTCTGCTTCTATCTCCCACCCATACTCGCGGAGTAGTGGTGGGAGAATCGTCAGTTTCCCGCGCCCACCTCGGACACGATTGACTGCATAAAGTCGGTCACCGTGTCGATCGGAACGCGACCGTTCTCGTCCTCAAGAGCAGAGTAGACCTCATCCTTGTGGTCGCCTACGATAAGGCGGAAAAGCGGGAACGGATTGCCAGCGTCGAGGGCCTCGAATGCGCGGAAGTCCTCCAATGCCTCCGGAGGAATATCGAATTCGATCCCCTTGTAGTCCACGTGAATGGGGTCGCGCGTGGCTTCTGCCTTGGCGAGCCTGTCGGCCGGCGCCTTAGCTCCGGCGGCCTTTGCCTTGCTCTTCGTGGTCCTGTCAGACATAATGGGTTGTCCTCAATTTTGTTTTATAAAGTGGGTGGGTTGTGTTTGTTTTGGATCTTCCCCGCTATTCCGCGACAACCCATCCGAAACACGAAATAGCGGGGAAGCATATGTTTATCAGGCGGGGAAGAGCGCCTTGTGGTCGGAGTAGATAATGTAGTCGCCCAGCACGGAGAGGTTGTACTCGTAGCCGGTGATCTCGGCCTGCTGGAAAGTGATCTCACCGCGCTCACCGAGCTCCAGACGCGGGAAAACAATACGAATCTGCGCGCCCACCCCGGAAACGTCGAAGAAATCGGCGACACCACAGAGAAGCTTGACCTTACGGGAGGACTTGGCGGTGATCTTCACCCCCTTGGTAGCGCCACCATCCTCAACCTTCTCACTAGTAGCGTCAAGATACCAAGAAAGCGGGGCGAGCATAGTCTCCAGGAGAGTGGCACTAAACGTAGTCTCCGAGGAATCAAGGAAAGTCTTAACGACGCCGTGACCCTGGTGCCCCTTAATCTTGGTGACAGAGTCGTCGGAGGTGAGCTTAAACCCATCCTCGCTAATCCACCCAACGTTGGTGAGACCGGTCACGCCGGAGAGGTCCTGGGTGAGTGACGTGACCTTCTCGCCGAACTTTTCGACGTAATCGCCCAGCCAGAGCGCGTCGTTGTCGGACGAGAAAATGAGTGCATTGTCAGCGTTAACAGCCATTATTTTGTTTCACCTGTGTGCTGTAATTGTTAATGTTGCAGTCGCCCTCGCCTGAGACGTGTCCGGATCGGGCATTTCTATCGGATAGGATGATTGTACCATCACTATACCATCCTGATAGTTGGGCATTGTGTGCGCCACATTCACGGCCTCGCACGCGATTTTCATCGCCTCACCCGACGACTGCGCATAGGCGTCGATCGTCTCCAGAGCGGTGCAGAGCGCTTTCTGCGTAACACCAGTACCACCGGTTGATAAGACTCGAATGAATGCGGCGGGACGATCGGGGCTTTCAGGTCTGCGAGCCACAATCGGCACGCTCATGTGTGCGGATAGGAAGTCCATGAGCCGTTTCTTTATGTCCGGCACCACGGGAGCGCGATCGTATGTTGGGCTCATTTCCCGCCACCCATTGTGATTCCGATCGCACGCTCCAACGTGTGCTCCCTCATCTGTCTGCGCATTGCGGCAATGGTGCGCGCTCTGACATATCCGCGGGTACGATTTCCATGCGTCGTCTCACCCTCGAATCCGCGGCCGGCAGCGTTGGCTACGCGCCCTGTCTCTAAGGCTACGGTCCGGGCTACGTCAGGGCCGCGCAGAAGATCAGCGACACCGTCCCTGTTGAGCTGGAATTTTACTTTCGGCATTATTCGCTCGTCTTGTCTTCGTTGGCGCGAATCTGCACAACCATCCCTTTAGGGTAGGGGGAGGGTCGGCCTTCGACACGGTATTCTATGCCATCTACGATAAGGTGATCTTCGGCGGTTACGTCAATTGTGGTATTCCGCCAGTAAAGGGCGGCGGGCACGGTGACTGGCATTGCCCCAGCACTGATCGGCTCAGTAGACGTGGCCGGCGCAAACACCGCAGGAGGCAGAGCAACATTTTCCCACTGCCCCGGCACCGGGTTACCGTACTGGTCTTTCGACGCGGGGCCTCGCCTACGCCGCGTAACGGGAACGTATCCGGACAGCATTACGGTTCCTGTCCGCTGATAGCGTTAATGTCTTCGATTAGCTGATCGGTAGCGGATCGCGCATCATAATCCTGCAGGAGGTCTACCTCGAATGCACCGCCGGAGCCGCCGAGGGCGTCTTTTTCCTCGCGTTTCAGGTAGAGGCCGCCTTCAGGATTCTGATATGTGAACTGGTCAGAGAACGGACCGGTCGTGTGCGATTCCGACGCGATAATTCCGTGGGGCTCGGAGTAGATCCCGCCGCCACTGTCTGTGACGCCGCCGATAGCATCTCCGCCCTGCATTGCGCGGCGCACCACAGCGCACGCCACTCTTTTTCGCGTGCGAGGCGTGGCGGATTCCCAGCGTGGGCATTTCGACACAATAAGGTCGGTCGCGTCGGCGAGGAGCACGTCAGCGCGAATACGCTCATTGTCTGAGAGCGCACGCCACCTGGCCTCTAGGTCTTCGACTGTGGCGAACGGGATAATGTCGTCCGGTGTCACTTAGCAGTCTTTCTGGGGCGGCCTCGTCCCCTACGGGGGGCAGGCGCTGGCGGGGCAGTGCGAGATGAGGAGGGGGTGAGCTCGTCTGCCTCGCCAGCGTCATCATTCCCGGGAGTGATTTCGTCGTATTCGTCTCCGAGCGCCACATTATGGTCGTCTGCGAGATGGACAACAATGTCGTGGTCTCGGTGCTTGTAGGATCGCATTTCCGGAATCGCCCCTGGGAAAAATTTTGTTTGGATGGGTTGTGTTTTGTTTACGGCAATTTTATCAGGCGCCGGCCTTGGTCTTAATCGTCGCGAACTTGTCCGAGAAAACGTACCAAGCGTACAGAATCTCGAGACGCAGCGCAATCTGGTTGCGTCGCTTCAGGTCGCCCTGGCCGTCCGGGTCGCCGAAACGGATGATCTCGAGCGGCAGGGACCGCTGAATTCCCCACCGAATACCGTCGACGAAGTCACCAACAATGCCCTCGACATTGGTGGCGGCGGTCGCCTCGGGCTTGCCGGCAACGGTGTTTCCAGCGGCGGCCGGGAGCCCCATGAAGTTGTCAATGTCGACGCCGAGGCCGATCTGCGGGTAACGCGGCGTGCCCGACGGGGAACCGTCAGCATTCTTGGTCTGGAGACTACCGAGCGCCCAAACGGCGGACGGGGCAAGCGCAAGACCAGTCGGCGTAATAGGCGCAGCATTGTCGTTAATGAGCAGACCGGCGGCCTGACGGATAGCCTGGTCCATCTCCGTAGTGCCGACCTCAACGCTCTTGGTGGTGGAGGTCAGGTAGTTTGTCCACGCGTCAATAACGGCACCGGTCAACGGGTTAACACGGTGGTAAAGACCAAGGTCGAGGGCGCGGGAAAGCGCCTCACTTCCCTTCTGCGCGAGCTGGTTGAGGACATCAAGCTGATAGTCCTCATCGGCCCACTGAACCTCCTCGTTGAAACGCATCGTAACCTGAGCCTTGTGCGGCTTAGCGGTCACGTAACCAAATTCACCGTAAGTGGGAGCCTTCTCAGCGCCCTCGTCAACGAACTCGGCGCGCGGGAAATTATCGAAAGTGATAATGTCCACGTCGCCGAAGGTCATGGGAATTCCACCGTTGAGCTTAGCGACGGTGGAGAGAGTCTGGGTGCGAGTAATGATACCGTCGGCGATCTGCCGAGGCATGAGGACCTTCGCCTTGCCTGAATCAAACACGGCCATTTTGTTGGTTTCCGTTTCTTTCTAGTGCTTTATCTTTGGAATTGCGGTGGGGCGTTTTAGTCGCCGGCGAAAACGTTCCGAGCGAATTCTGCAAGATTGCCTCCATCATTGTCGGGCGTGGCCCCGGCCTGGGGGACAACGGGGGCAACAGAAGGCTTAGCGTCGTGCAATGCTTTGGCGATTGCGGCAGCATGGGCGTTGATTTCGTCCTCGGTTGTTCCTCGGATCAAATCGGCGCTGATACCGTGCTCGGCGGCCGCGTTAGCGGACCATTCACGGACTTTAGCGGCGGTTTCGAAATCTGCAACCTTGGCCTTTAGGGCTTCGATTGTGGCGTCTTTGTCGCCGATTGCCTTGGCGAGCTCGTCCCGTTCGTTGGCGGCGCGCTTGTTTTCTTTGGCGCGGTTCTCCCACTTACGGGATTCACTCTTCCAGTCGATTTCAGGCTTGCTAGCGGCGTTGTCCTCATTCTTGGGGGCATTGTCGTCGTTAGTGGCGTTGTTGTCGGCTGGCGTGTCGCTTGCGGCGTTATCGCTCATTGGGTGTTTCCTATATTTTGACCGTGCGGTTTTTGTGATGTTTCAGGCAACTATTTTGGGCTTTGCAGCCGTCATTCAGTGGCCTTTGTTTATGCATTGTAGCACAATCATTCGACCGGCCGGGTGCGCCATTCTGCGAGCTCCTCCTGATGCGTGTCTATCCATGAGGAGACGAGTTCGCGGTGGCGTTTTCGGCCTTTTTCGGTTTTGTGTCTGGCTGCGAGCGTGTATGCTTTCGCGGATACTTCACGAGAGGTCGGGTCCCAGGCTGGGACCGCGACACATTTACAATTGTCATGCGCCCCAAATGATGCGGTCCCTTGTGATCGGTAGTAGCATTCGTTCATTGTAAGCATGACGCAGAAATTGCAGGCTTGTGGGTTGCGTGTTCGTCTTTCCCATCCCATGGCTTCCGGGTCAGCCCATGTCATGTCTGCTATTTGTGAGCGGGCGCCGTCGCTGACGTATCGGATGAGTGCCCCGGTCAAGTAGGATAGGGCTATGTCGGGGGTTCCGGCGTATAGTGCTCCTGCACTGAATCTGACACTGTCGTCGATTTCGCCTTGTGGTGCGAGTGATGTTTGTACTGTGGGGGCGTCGCCGGGAATGTTTTGGTCTAGGCGCATGTCGCGGTACCATTCGTCGGCGATTGCGGCGGCCGCACTGCCGTATTGGTCTACGAGGGCGGGCATGATCTCAAGCAGAAGATCGCGTGCATCCTGGGGCCTTTTCCGTGCGGCGTGCGACCATAGTGTGTGTAGATCGTTTTGGGCGAGTGTGGTGAGTGAGTCTATTGCTCGCCCGTATGCCCCGATTTCTGCGGTTGACAGCATAATGGTATTAGTTTATTGTCGTTTTGGTGCCGCCGGGCAGTTTGATAATGCGCTTAACCCTGTTTCTTGTATTGGGCGCGTTATTAAAGTTCGTGTTGCCGCTGCTACCGTTACTGCCATTGCTGTTACTGGCGTTATCAGCATTGTCGCCGCCATTATTATTGGCCACGTCACCATTATCGGCGTTCTCGCCGTTCTCATCCACAGCGTTCCCATTGTTCGTGGCGGCGAGAGCACGATCAAGCAACGAAACCGCATTCTTTTTACGATTCTCGGCGTTGATATCTGCGAGGTCGTCCTCGGTGAGTCCAGCACGCCGCATGAGAGTCTGCGACTCCTGTAGCGACGGGAAAGCGGACACCATTTTGACGGCGAAATCGGCGGCAGACGACGGCGAGGAATAGCGGGCGGGGGTCCACTTTACCGAGGTCTTCCACGACTCCTGCGGCGGTTCGTCGAGCTTGTCTCTGACCATAATAATGTTCTGCAGTGTACGCCGCAATGGTGCACTGAAGATACGCCATTGGTATTCGGCTTCGTCTGCGAGCGCCGCCTCAGCCGCCTGCATTGCCTCGGCCGAGGCGGGGTTCTCCGCGAATACTCCGATAGCGGACTGGGGGAGGTTTGTGGCTGCACACAAATTCTGCGCCAGCTGCCGGTACATTTCCAGGTGAGGGCTCATGGTCATTTGTGAGAATTGCCCAACACTGGGAATGTCCCCGTTCTCGTTCGGCTCCAAAACTTGGACGCGGGCCATGATTGCGGACCACCTGTCTTGGCCGGCAAAGTCTGCTCTTTCCGCGCCGAGCACGTAACGCTGCGGGGAGGAGAAGAATTCGGCGGATGTTTCTGCGCGGACCATTGTCCTCACCGCCGCGTCCGTGAGGTATCTTACTTCACGGGTGATTCGTGAGTGCCCCAGAGGCCGGTTCAGCTGGGGGTCGTAGCAGAGTGCTTCGACGAAAATGCGGTTGGGTGTGTCTCCAAGTTTTTCGGCTTTCCATCCGCCGCCGTTCTCTTTGGCGTCGATTCGCCAAATGGCGGTGGGGGTGTGCATGATGGCGCCTGCCGGCTGCCCGTATTTGTCAGTCTTGTCGATCGTGAGGGCGGCTTCGATTATGCGACGCCTGGTGTCCCAGAGCGCGGCGGACCATTCTGCGTCACGGGCCTGCACGACGACAGGCGGCTCGCCGATGCTCTCATCCCCGCGTGTCACTGTGAGCAGCGAGAAAGAATGCTTGTACGCTGAAGTGATCGCCTGCGCAAGATCAAGGTCGTAATTGTTGGCGGATAGTATTTCGTTGGCTTCGAAGGCGTCGGGGGCGCCGTTCAGTGAGTAGCCTTCGAACACGTGCCTGCGGGCGAGCATGGTGACGACTTTCTGAGGCCATCCCAACGCGGCTTTGGTGCGTGTCATTTGTGGCGGAATACTGATACCGAGGTCTTGGAAAGCGCGGTGGCCGTCATAGTAGACGGAGAGCAGCTTGTTTTTGTTCGAGTGCTGCTGCCATTTCTGCCACAACTGCAGGAGTGTTGCCAGGTCGTCGTCGGGAAGCCCTGAAATGCGTGTGGGTGCCGGGGTGGCATTAACGAGTCGCCCATCGTCAGGATAAATTTCAGTCATAGGAACAGTACTCCGCCGCCACGATCATTATTATTATTGGCGTTCTCGATTTTATCATAAGGCTTGTAACGGGGCCTTCTTTTTGTTGTACGTGCGGCCCACATTGCGAGCGTGCAGGCCTCTAGGCCGGCTACTGTGGCGCCCGGCGGGGCCTGTAGCGCCCACCCACCTGACGTCCCGATCGGACGCGGCGTCGCAGAAGCGGCCTCAGTACGCAATTCCATGTCGTCCAGGTGCGTGATCGTGTTCTCACGTAGTGAGGCGTCTAGCATGCTGTAGGCGTCTATGATTTGTGTGATCGTGGGGGTGATGATGACTTGCGGGCGTATTCCGATAGCACGGAGTCTTTCGATTGTGTCTCCGGCACCGTATTTTCCGTCTACGATGATTTGCGCCCACCTGTCTTTTGTGTCCGCAATGTAATCGATGATCCATTGTGTGCCTTCGCTCATGCGGCGCACGCCTTGGTGGGTGCACAGTTCGACGTGTGTGGGCGTGTTTGTCTTGTGTCCTGCTCTGGCTAGGGCGCATGTTGATCCGTCGGGTGCGAATCGGATTGCGGCGCACCATCGCATGCCGGTCGGCGTGTTTTCTGGCCGTATTGTGGCGGTGTTCCAGGCGACGGGGTCGATTGCGAGCCTGTCGTTGGCGCGGTCCCAGATTCCGAGGCCTTCGCGTCGGAATGATTCTTCTCCGAGCTGCCGGCGCATTCTTAGAATGGCGGATTCGGGTGTGCGGCGCGGGTATGATGGGTTTGCTTTTTCCCATTGTTTTCTGTCGTCGCTGTTGGCGTCGTAGTCGGCGGCCAACTCCAAATAGAGGCCGTCTTTTATTTCGCCTTGTAGGGCGAGGTTGCGGAATTCGCTGAACGCTTCGGATGGGTCTTTTGGTTTTGGTGGTGTTCCGATTTTGATGATGAGCGGATCCGGGGCGGTGTTTGTGGCGGGGATCATGTCGTCTAGTGCGGCGGCGCCGAGGATTTGGGCTTCGTCGAAGAGGATCATGTCTACGCCGTGGAATCCTCGTCCGAATCCGCCTTCGCGGGCTCCGAATAGGATTCGTGATCCGTTGTTGAAGAGGATGGCTTGTTGGCCGTTTGCTTGTCGTATTTTGTTTACGTAGGGGGCGATGTCGGGTATTTGTGCCATTCCTTTCATGTCGTTGAATGTTTCGTCTGCGGTGCGTGTTCTGTGTGCGGTCCAGAGGACGAAGTAGTTGGGGTGGAGGGTGGCGAGTGCGAATGTGAGGCCGCCGATTGTGTATGTTTTGCCGACCTGTCTGGGGATGGATGCTTGGATTCCGTCGATGCTGGCGGCGTAGTGGCCGTCGTTTCGTTTGGCGAGGATTGCTTTGAGCCAGTCTTGTTGCCATGTGTCGAGGGGGTATTGCATTTCGGCGAGGCGGTGTTTGACTGGGGGCCAGGCGGTGTGTGTGATGTTTTCTGGGAGGGTGAGGTGGGCGGCTATTTCGCTTAGGTGTTTTTCGCTCATTTTTAGATGCCGTCCCAGGTTTGTGTTTCGTTTGGAAGGTCGGTGGTGTGTGTGGTGGTGTTTTCGTTTTGTGCGGTGGCGAGTTGGTCTGTGATTTGTATGAGTTGTGCGGTGAGTTTTGTGAGTGCTGTGTCGCCTGTTCTTGGGTCGTCTATGACGGTGGCGATTTTGTGTGCGAGTGCTTGGCGTATGAGTGTGGGGTTGTTTGTGTTTGTGGCGTCTGTGATGGGTGTGGGGCTGTTGGGTTCGTATATGGTGATTGTGGTGTTTGTGTGGGTTGTCATGGTTCCTATTATATGTGGTGATACCGGTCACGTCTGACGGGGGTTTTCCACAGGGTTTTCCACAGGTTTGGGAGTTTTCCACATGATGGCGGTCACATTGTGACATGGGTTACTGGAGTTATCCACAGGGTTTTCCACAAGCAGGGAGGGATGGGCAGACCTTCGGGGTGTTCGCGGCCGGATGGGGGAGGGGGGGTGGCCCCCATCACATGAATTGTGTGGTGTGCGTCTCGTTTTGTTGTGTTCCCTGTGTTGTTTGTGATGTGGGTCCTACTTTAGGGGATCCCTTATGGTGTTGGGGTCCCCTTTGTGTTCGTCTCGAAATGTTGCCATGGTTTTTTTGAACGCCATTGTTGACGATGTTTTGCATGTTTTTGCGTGTTTTTGTAACATTTCTTTTGTTTTTATGCATTTTTATGCATTTATGCGTTTGTGCGTTGTGCTTGCCTTTGTGGCATGCGTTGGCACCATGCATGGTGCATGGTATTGGTATGCATGTCATGCATCACATCATCATCACATGTTCGTCATCATGTTCATCATGTTCATCATGTTCATCATGATGATGATCATTGATCATCATCATGTTCATTGTTCATTGATCATTGATTGAACATTGATCGTTGATCATCGTTGATCATGATTGGTTGTTGGTTGTGTAATCGTGAACAGTGTGAGATGAGGTGAGTGGATGGTGTCCATCCTCCTCGGTGTGCTGTGGTGGAATGGCGGTGGCGTGTGCTGCTACTGGTCTGCCGGTGTGTGTGGTCCCGTGTCCTACTCATCCCACTGCAGTACTGGCGAGTACTGCTGTCGTGTCGTGTGCCGTTCTTTGTTGGGTGTGTGGTGTGTGGGTGGTGTGTGTCTGTGTGTGGTGTTCGTTCGGTGGGGTATCCTCTGTGTGCTCCCCCCTCGTCGTGGTGGTGGGTGGGGCTGTCGTGGATGGTGGGGTGGCATGGTGAGGTGGGTGGCATAGTGAGAGAAGGGCGGTGGTGTCAATGGCTACCCCTTCTGTCATTACTGTCCTCCCTGTCTGATATCAGCGTCCCCTTTTGTTTATGTGGTGGTCCCGTTGAATGGCGGGGGGGTGTGTTGTTCTCTGTCTTTGGTTTGGGTCCTCCCCTTTACGTTGTTCTGTTCGCCTTGCAGTGTCTTGTTTTCCTTTGTGTTGTGCGTTGTGGGGTAGGGGTGGTGTGGTGGTGTTGCTTTGTTGTGAACTGTGTTCCGCTGTTCTCTTCCTCTCCTCCTGTTTTTGTGTCCGCTGTCACAGCATTGTTGGTTTGTGTGGTGTGTTTTCTGTCAGGGTTGTGTCATTGTGGAATAGTGGTGATGGTTGTGTGTGGGTTGAAAGGGCGGATGGTGTGTGGCGTGTGGTGTTCTCTGTCGGCTCTTCTTGTGTTGTGGTGTGTGTGGTGGTAGTAGTGCATGTCGTATTGTGTTGTTGGTTGTTGAATGGCGGTGGTGTGTTGGGGTGTGGTGTCTTGTCTTAGTTCATTGTTCTCCGTCTTCTCTTCTCTCTTCCTGTTCCTCTTCCTGTTCCTCTTCTTCTTTGTGTTGGTGTTCGGGGTAGTGCGCGCGCAGCTTTGCGAGCACGCACGTTATCCCCGAACACCATTGTGTTCTTTCTCTTCCTGCTGTTATTCTCTTCTCTTCTGCTCTCCGCTTTTCTTTGTGCACCGCTTTTCTTCTGTTGTGGAATGGCGGTGTGTGCCTACCATGTGTCACTGTGCCTAGTTGGCATGACAGCGATAGGGAGTCTGTCTCTTTCGTCACCGTTTTTTTGGTAGTGGCGTGCCCGGCCTTTGCCTCCTCTGCCGTTGCCGCGTCTGCTGTTGCATTTGGCGCAGAGGACTCGTCCGTTGTCTGGGTGATTGGTTCCGCCTAACGAGGCTGGGATTATGTGGTCTGCCTCGGCACTGTTGGGTTTGCGTTCCCCGTTGTTGTTGTATTGGAGTTTTACTCCGCATGCTGGGCAGTGTGTGATGTCCATTGCTTGTGCTCGGGCGAGTACTTGTTTTCTGAATTGCCTGTGTTCGCGTGTGCTTGTTCTGCTCATCGTTGTTCTCTTCTCTTGTGTTTGTGTTAGGTGGTGGCGCGTCGCAGCGTTAGCGAGACGAGCGCCTCCACCGTCTAACACTACTCTCTGTCTTCTCTTCTCTCTTCTTCTGTCTTCTCTTCTCTCTTCGTCTTTTTCTCTTCTTGTTTCTTTTGTTTTGGAGTGGGTGTGTGTTGTGTAGTGCGCGCGCAGCCCTGCGAGCACGCACGTGACACAACACACGCCCTCATGTTTCTTGGTTGTGTGTTTGTGTGGCGTGTGTGGCTTTCTGTCATGTGCAATGCTTGTTGCATACCACCATGACAGTATTGTTGCCCCCACCACACACTGTTCACTGTTAACGACCACCATGTTC